TCTCTACTTATATCTACCATGCTTATCCTTTCCTTAACTGTTTAATGATTTAAATAATTCCAACGGATCAATAATCTTGTCTTCTTTACGAGAATTGAAGACTTCGATCAGATCGTAAAAACTTGCATTTTCAATATCTGAAAATGATAAATGCAACTCAACTAAACACTGTTTTTCAAAAAGCAAAATATCGTTCAGTTGGTTGCCTGCGTTCATTAGCCCTTCTCGGGCACTGATTTTTTTGTTTTACCAGAACTTATAATTTCGTCATAATCTTCTTGAGTAACTTGAGGGTTGTTAATTCTAAACTGGGCTTGCCCTAACAATTCGCCTAGCTCAACTGGTGAAAGTTCTTCAAGTTGGTCTTTCTCTTTTTCATCTAAGCCAAATAATTCAGATAGACCAGAAATCAATTGGTCTAGTTGCTTATCTTCGCGTTCTGAAATCTCAATTTTTTCTTGAATACGCTTAATTTCAAGTTCATTAATTTGTTCAGGTGTCATGTCGTCTGTTTTTGGTTCAGGCGCTTGTGGCTTGGCACCATCAATTTGTGCTTGAAAAGTCATACGCATCATTTTCGAAAGTGCCTTAATGTTTTTTGTTGAATCCTTAAAAGTAAATTCCTTTTTTAACTGTGGGATTGTTAATTTAATTTTCATTTTTTCTTCTCCTTATGAGCATTAAAAAAAGATGCTCTTAACGGCTACCCAACGGAGAATGGTTGAATAGCCTTTAAGAACACCCTTTCGGATATTCCAATATTTAATTAGCCTGCTGGTTGAGCAGCTGCAGCATAGCCTTGAAATACATCGGCTAACATAATGTCTTGTGTAAAGCCTGTTTCGTTTGAATACCAAAGCTTACCAGGATTATTATTCCAGTCGGGATTGTCCAATGGTGAATAAGTCAAGTTGTCATCATTCCGTGTATCCGTTGTCGTATCAGTCCCGTTATTAAAGTCAGGATTGATAATCTCGCCTTGACGAAAACCAAAATAAACCTGTCCATCTTCTGCAAGGGCATCTGTTGTAATCAACATGGCGACTTTTGGCTTGTCGCCTTGTGTATAGCCACCTTTACCATCAGATACTTGACCCAAAATCTTCATCAAAATATCATGCGGCAAAGCATTAAAATTCAAAGCAACTGAAGCATTGCCTTTTGTGTGCTGTAAATCAACAACGCGGTTGTTGCCGTACACCTTGGTTGAAGCCGCTTCAAGACCAGTAATGTTAGCTGTCTTAGCACTGAATACGCCAGAGTCAACAGCATAAACACCGTTGGCTGACAACCCTTTTGTTGCATCAGCCAATATTTTTCCATCTGCTCCCAAAAGAGCCATTTGAACGAGTTTTAAACCTACTGTAGCCATTAGCTACCTCCTAATAATTTGTTATGTGATACGTATATGGCTTTAATAGCCTGACCGGTATCGGGGTCTGTATAACGTGCGTCAGAATTATCAATAAACCAGTTGTTGTGTATGAAGGCTTTTAACAAAGCAACTTCACAAGCGTCTGCGTCCTGATTGAAATGATGCGAATAAAAAAGACGTATTTCTACGCCTTGATGTATTTCTGAAAAATCGTCATTGCCGTAAGTGGCTGGTAAATTTTCATTTTCAGTTACTAAACAATCAGTTGAATCAATATCGTTTAAATGCCCTCTAGGTATTACAAAAGGATAGACATTATCTATCCAGGTAAGATTAGTGGTTTTAATAATTGCCACTGCATCAGATACAGAACTCATACGCCACTAACCCCCTTTTCTTTTAATATCTTTTGATATTCGGCATTTTCAGCCTTGAATATCTCATTTAAACAAGCGTTTCGAACCTTGTCTAAGTAATCATCACCCTTAATGAATTTAGTTCCATCATTTAAAAAGCGTGCGATATAGGCTTTTTTATTCGAAAAGCCAACAATTGAAGTCCCGTCAGTCTCTCCCGAAATATTAGTAGCTTCATCAATCACTGAATCAGCTAAATGCGGATCATCTCCAGTCTTGCGATTGCGATAATGATGGCTTTTTAGATAGTCAGCAATGTTTTTCCGTAAGACATCAGCACCGGCTTTTGTGATACGTGCTTGTTCGGCTGTAGAAAGTGAATAAGCTTTTTCAAGATTGTCAGCCCAATCACCTAAATCAACAATACTAACCATTTTTATTCGTTCCTTTCTGTGTGACGGCTTTCAGCGTCAGAATATCAAAAGCATTTAATGAGCCTGAATCATCAGGCGATATTGATTCAATGCTGTACTGTTTTCCGTCTGTGTCAAGAAACAAAAACTGCTTTTGAATAGTCGAATCATGCCGAACCACAATATCAATCGTGTCCTGTAATTCCGTACCATATATCTGATAAGTCTGATTCATCGTCCGAGTACGTACGCCGTACCAACGAGAAAAGGAAGCGACAAATTAATTTGTTAAGCCACCGGTATTAAGATTAGCGACTTGTTCAACCGATCCAAACTGACCACGTTTGTTTAATGAATAAGGATTAATCGCCATCATTATCACCCGTGGTTGTTTCCAGAGATAATTGCCAATCTTCCCACATTGCGCGTAACTGATAAATGATATTGTCAGAAACCAAAGGCACAGGAGCAGCAGAAACATTTGTTAACGCATCTCTGTTTGAATAATACGCACTTGCAAGAGCGATTGTGGCTGTATCAAATAACGGAGATACATCAGAACGTGAATAAAAAGTATTATTGGCATCATCTGCGCCAATTGCATTAGTCAAATAGGCAACAGCGGCTTTTATATAACCTTGTAGCAGGTTATCATCCGTATCAACATCAACACGTACAGAATTCTTTAAATCCGCTAATTGAACTGTCATAAATTGCCCTTTCTAACAGGCTTCTCACCCTGTTCGTAAGTTTTTAGCCTTAGTCGCTATAAAAATAATCAACTTGCAGATGAACTAGAGCTTGCAGCGAAGTTAGCTTGCTGGTCAGCAATTGCAGTGAACGAACCAGCAACAAAGGCTTCAGTATCAGTCGGTTCAACATCGAAACGATCGATAACACGGATCTTCGTCTGATCTTTCTCAAATGAACCAGCGCCAATGTTTGTAGAGAGCAATTCCATGTTTTCACGGTCGAACAAAGTAACGGCTTGTGAAAGATCACCATAATACAGAGGATATTGTGGAGCTGAAGCAGTTCCGGCAGATGGTAGCCAACGGTCAGAAATCATAACAATTGGATGACCAAGCATTGTCATACCCATACCTGCTTGGTTGTTTGGCTGGATCAAGTAGTTACCAAAGGCATCCTTGACTTGATGTAACTTAGCGCAACCAGAAACATTAGTCATAAATACAGAAGTATTGATGATTGCAGGGTCGACAGAAGTATCAGCAAGGTTGATAACATCATCGAACTTGGCAATAGATGGCTTGCCAGGCAAAGCAGAAACGGCACTCAAAATCTTTTGGTTACGAGTAACAACAACTTTACGTGCAATCCAGCTTTCAAGCCAAGCAAGAATATTTTCATCAGTGTCTTTCAACAGAGAATTAGTAACCGTGTTGATCCCAGCATAACGATGGATAGCGTAAGAAACTTTAGTCAAACGAGGATCATCGTTGTCACCAATCGTTGCGGTCTCATCATCCAAGTCGGCCAATGGAGTAACATCAGTCCACTTTTCATATACACGAGAACCGGTTTGCGTACCAACTGATTCAACTTTTACATATTGTTGAAGAGAAGCATACTGACGAACTAATGTGTTGATAGCAGTTTCAATATCCTGAGGGATAACCAAACCAGAACCAAGAGCACCGGCAACAGTTGCTGGGTCATCAGTCGATGAAGTCAGCATATTCAAAACACGTGGATCATTTCTGATTAACCCACGAAAGTTATTAACGAAATCTTTTTTGATTTCTACGATGTCTTTCTTTGGTTTAACATCAGAAACAACATCTTTGACTTCTTGCTTTGGCTTGATAACTTTGGCATCTTTGCGAGCTTGTTCCAAAGCATCTTTCAAGTCGTTGCGGCGTGATACTTCTTTATCACGTTGGCCTTTCAAATCTTTAACAGCTGCTTCATCATAGTTCTCGTCATCGAGGACGGCAGTGTTAATTTTTGCATTGAGGTCTGAAACTTTTTGTCCAGAAGCAACCCATGCATCATTAATTTCGTTTACGTTCATTTTTTATCTCCTAATAAAATAGCCAGCTTGCGTTGTCTTAACGATGGCTGACTATTAGTTTTTTTATTTTCTTTTGGTGCAACTTCCTCTGAATCTTCTTCAGAAGGTATTTGTGCTTCACTGATTTTGTCAAAGGCTTTTGCTTTGCCCATGAGAAGATTGAATTTATCAATCGTTTCTCTTGAAGGCAACTTTGCAATGGAATTAGCAAACACCGGAGCTTTATCACTTGCGGTTTGAGTTTTGCTTGTAAATGCCATTTCGTCTGCAAAGCCTTTGTCAATTGCTGTTTTGGCATCCATAAAGGTTTGATTGCTCATTAATTGGAACAAGTCACTTTGGCTCATCCCCGTTTTCAGCATGTATGCGTTAGCAATTCCAATATCAACGCTGTCATTTTGAGCAGCCATTTGACGAAGCTCATCAGCATTAGCACTATCAGTCGCAGCCAAGCATTTGTGAATCATAATCTGTGCCGTTGGTGAAATAGAAATCTTGTCACCAGCCATCGCAATGATAGAAGCAGCAGAAGCGGCAATGCCTTGAATAAAGACATTAACTTGTCCTGGATAAGCTTTAAGCATTGAATAAATTTGACTTGCAGCACTTACTTCACCGCCATTGGAATCAATATCAATTTCAATATCTTCGTTGGCTTTAGCACTTGCCAGAGCGTTTTGAATTTGCTCTGGAGCAACATAATTCATACCGAAGAATTGATACATTGGTTCTGAATCGGCACCAATAATGTCGTTTTTAACATCAATTTGTACTGTCAACATTTTCTCCTTCCTGTGGCGGATCTGCTGCCACACCATTCGGAACATTTTGTGAAAGATAACCAGATTCTTTAAGGGCAATAGAAACTTGAGCAGCCGTTAAATTCTTGCTGCCAAGCAATGAAGTTGCATAATCATTTCCAAGCGGATCAATTGCTTTTCTGATATCCGCTGTGATATTTGCATTCAACTTGTTGTTTAATTCGCTCAAAACCATATTCATATCACGATTTAAGGTGTTAGCGTATAAACCTTCAATTTGATCCAGCGAAGATTGTTGATCGCCTTGACCGTTTAAATACGAATCCGGAATTTGAAAAGCTTTAGCAATTTGTGTAGAAGTCCAATCAACCTGACTTAGCAGACTAGAAATATTTGATTTGATTTCCAGAGGTGTAAATGTTTCGCCAGGAGCAAGAACAACAGGAATACCACCAGACGTCTGTAATTGCTTCATGAGCGTCTTTGATCTTGCCATCGCATAATTATCGTCAACATTTGCAGGTTCTTGCAAAACACTGTTTGCGGTTACTGATTGAGCCAATGCTTTTAATGTAAGAACATCAGATTGTTTTTTAATATCCAATGTTTTAACCAAAGAATATAGCGGACTAAATCCGGTCATTGCATTCATTGAGAAATATCTCAAATGAATCATATCGGATTGTGGCACATTTTCCATCATGTCAATGTCTGGTTCATCAAAGGAAAGATTATAAGTCAATCCCGAACCGTCTGACAATTCATAAACCTGAACTTGTGATGGTCTCAAATATTCCCAACGAGCATCAATACCATTTGCATTGCGCCAACGATAGGCAAAAGATTCACCGCCTAAAATCATTTGAGCAAACATTGTAACCCAAAACGTTCGAGCGTTTGCAGTTGCAGAAGGATTATCCAAAATGCCTTGTGCTCTTGGACCGTTTGCGGTTAATGTTGCTGTTGCAAGGTCACCTGACAATTGCATTACAGCAGAATGAATATCTGGGTTTTTCAAAGCACGAAAAGCACTGATATAATGATCATTCTTTGGATTCAAGAAATTGATTATGCTTGTCCAGTCGTCAATCGGTGTTCCAGATATTTCACCAGTGGTCGAATCTCTAATATGAAAATTAGAATGAAACAATGGCATTATTTGTCACCTCCTTCTTTGCTATCAATGGCAACTTCTGAAAGCCAACCAATCAAAGCAAGAGATAGGCCCGATGTAATCCAAACTATTTTATTAAAGATTAAAAACGCCCCAAAGTTGATGCAAACAAGGGCAAAAACAAAGCAAATCACGTCAAAATAACGCCAAAATGCTTTTAAAATTGTTTTGAATATCATGCGAACTCCTTATCTATAAAACCTTTTTGTATGCCGGTTTTCAGCCTTTCTTCATCAGACATTCTCTTGAACTTTTCGAATTCACTGTTGAAATCCGAATACTCGTCAAAATAGTACATACCTTTATAAAGGGCATCTATCAAAGCATCGACTACATCAATCTTTAAAGTTGCCCGATTCTTTTCAACTGAAATTCCAAAGGGCGATATTCCAGTGGTCGCATTAAGTAAAGCTTTTTCCATAACTTCATCGTCTAAGCGAGTAACCTTATGCGTTGTAAACATATCTTGTAAATACTTAGTTGGTTTAGCTAGATTAGATGGCCACTGCTTGATATTTTCAATATTCCAAGCAGGATAGTTAGCCAACAATGCATCTTTTAAATTAGCAGTCTGATAAGAACCGGCTTCGTCATATCCAAAGTAAAGGACTTTCAACTGGTATTGAAAAACAAATTTGGTCAACCATTGATAAACTTGATCAGTGTTAATAATGCCGTCTTTGTGCTGAGTAATCGTGCAGAAGCCCATTTTTTCTAAAGTCCGGTAATCAATGCCATCTTGGCGTTCTTTGTTTTCGATACTTCCAGAATGATTCCAAGGAATAAACGAATGCTGGTAAAGAAAGAATTTTGGCTGTCCTGTTTTATCAAAATAAGGAAACACAAAGCCAAACGCCGTATTATCTGAAAGCTGGGAATAATCAAAACCGATATAAACTTCTCGATTATGCATATCGAATTTCGGAGTAATAGATTCTTCTACATTCTTTAAGGACAAGTAACTATCAATCGAAGCCTGCAGCCAAATATTTAATGATTTGTTTTGAAAAGCAAATAAGTTACCAGCTAAACTATCAGCATCCTTTTCGGTCTTTAAATCCCGTAACATCTTGTCATGCTTTTCTGGCATATCCAATAACGGATTGGCTTTAATCCACATTTCAGGTTTTTCTGTTTCACTAATGTTATCAATTGCCCAAATTAAGCAAAGATAGGTATCACCATCACGTTTCCAATCCTTTTCCATCGATTCAATGATGTGCTTCTCGTCACGATGAAAAGGAACGGTACTATCTGGATAAGCGGTTGATATTTGAATAAATTGTTTGTTATCAACATCAATCTGTCCTGATGTTATTTTAGAAATTTTATCAACGTCAGAAATTGCAGGATCAGCAAATTCATCCCCAATAGCAGTTTTGAAATGGAATCCATCATATTGCCCAGAATCCCAAGTAATGGCTCTTAATTTATTATCGTGTTCAGACATGACAACCATGTCCGACTGTGTAGCTAATGACTTTAAATTAATACCATCTTCTTTTCCCAAAGATTTCCAAGGCTCGCGATTCAAAATCAATCGAAGCATGGTTTTAACATATGAAAGAATTTTGCTAGTCTGCTTAAAATTCTTCGAGGTTACTAAATAATCCTGACTAGATTGGCCAAGCGATTCAATCAAGAAACTATAAATGATAATAATTGCCATCAAGTAAGTTTTTCCTTGATGACGAGCTTCTGAAATGATCGCTCTGGCAAAACGCTTGTCTCCACCCTCACTGCGCCAACCTATCAATTGAGCCAAACTGAACTCCTGAAAAGGCATCAATTTAACCGGTTTTAAAGTCTTAACTTCTGGACATTGAGCGGCAAAGTTCAATATTGCTTTAACTTCATCAATCGAATAATGATATGGAAAATCTTTTGTATCTTGTCTTTGCAAATCTCTTAAATGCCGAAAACAGGCAAGCTTCATGTAGTAACCAGTTATATATTTACCATCCAAAACATCAAAAGCATATTTGGTGCCAGGATCTTGATAATCTTTTCGAATCTGGGAAAAATCAATTGATTTATAGGCACCGATAACATCATGTGTTTTTGTTAAGTCAATTCTGATTTTTCTCATCTCCTTTCAAATATCAGCCACCTTTTAAGAATTGTTTGATCTGCTCGGCAGTAGAAGGCTTGTCGGAATTATCTTCCGGAATTTTTAAATCTAAAAGCTCTGCACGCCCTTTAGGCGTTAAACCAAGCTCACTGCCAAGAGCCTTTAATTTAACCGTTGAAGCATCGAGAATCTGCGTGGCAGGATTTCTCTTAAAGCCAAGACTGTCGTGAGCAATAATTTTACCCGTGACTGGATTGACAACTGTTTTTATGATTGGATTCAAAGCACCATTTTTATGAATATGATCATAGGCTTCACGCATCATCTGATAATTGATACAAAACGCTTCAACCATTGTTTTGTCCATTTCATTAACTGTTGGATCGGATTTTATCAACGGAACTAACCTTCGCCACATGTATCTTGCTGTTCCTGTCAAATAACTAGGTGGCTCGTCAGGTAAATCTTTAATTTTTGTAATGATGGTCACCTTCTTTCGTTTTAGGGTTGGAATAAGCAGTAGTTTTGAGCTATTTTCATAAACAAAAACGCCTTAACCGCATGGCTTAGGCGTTGATAGACCCCCCTATAAAAAAGTTTTAAAAATCTTGTTTTGACATGAAATGACCCCAATGTGTGCGCTCTTCCTGAAGCCAAACATGGGCGGGGGTAAATTTTTTTAGCGTATTCGGTATTTTATATTTAAAATTTTTAACGCTCTTAAAACGCAATTTTTAAACGATTAAAACTATCTTTAAAATCTAAATGAGGGTAACTTAAGACCGGTTGGATTTCCCTACGCTTTTGGTATTTGATCGAGATGATTCATGTAATAATCAACTAGCTTCACTTCCGTAATTGGATCAACATCGTTGCGTCCTACGCCATCACTTGAACCATAGTAAACCGATTCGAACTTATCCTTTTTGTAATGGCATTCAGGACAAATCACATCAAGATTATCAGCATCATCTGCTTTGCTTGGATCAAATGTAATCGGCACACAATGATCAACAATCTTTGCTGGCTTTACTCGACCTTCGGATAAACAATACTGGCAAAGATAATGTTGCTTATCTAAGACGACTCGTCTTAACCCTTGCCATTGTTTGCTGTGATAAAACTTTTCTTGTGCGTCTTTGATTTTGTTAGCATGCCGATTGATCGCATTATAATGACGTGAATAACCACGCTCGTGTGTGCCATGATATTTCATGCGTGACTTTAAATAATCAGCTTCCAATGCTCGGTGTTGTTCACAATAATAATGATCAATGGTAACTAGGTTATGACAATTTGGGTATCTACATGTTCGTACTGCTGGCATTCATTCAATCCTTTTCGAATTGTCTTTATAAATCTTCTTTACTTCACCGTGATCAAGGTATTCAATATCAATCCACCGTGGTTGACCAACAGTTTTGTCACGATTGTATTCGTAACTAATGTATTCGATTTCTTTTTTAATGCCATCAACAAATACTTCTGGTTCATTCAAATTATTAAAGCGAACCTGAATATGCTCGTGTTTATTTGGGGATGAAGCATCATCGTTATTATTAAATGGAACAATCATTTAATCACCCACCTTTGCCTTGTATCTCTTATCAAACAGAACACAATAGTGATTTAATTCTCTTTGAAAGGAACTACTATTCAATCGTTTGCAGTATTCATAGTGTTTATCATCACCATTGAATCCAAGGTAGTTGTCTAGATATTTTCGATACTTTTTATAGATACGTTTCTTCATTTAATCACCCACCTTTCATCACAATTGAATCCGTTTCTAATTGCTGCTTGCAATTCAACTTCATTTATCTTTGTTGGCACGTTTGTTAATTCTGCTTGACCATATAAAAAACCAGAACAATAACAATTTAAGCTCTGGTTATATAAATAGAATTCTTTGATATTCACGACCGAATGGTCTTTGCCATACACATCAACGAATATTAACGGTGGATATTTATTCAATTGTTTAATTTGTTTATTCATAATATGTATGCTGAGTTTACCGACATGACAGCTTTCGTCTGGTTGATAGTTTTCCTTCTATATATAATGAATATCCTTTAACGTTTGGTCATCAAACTCGAAGCATTCCATCTTTTTGGTTGCCATCGTATAACCGTTCTTGCTTTCATAAGGATCAGTTTTCTTGAATGTTCCGACTTGATGTTCAACTACACCAAAGTCGTCATTAACTACTTCTTTATGAAAGTGACCATATAAGACCATGCGATAAGTTGATTTAGACCAGATATCAGGATATTCTGTCGCAAATAGCATCGGTGCCTTGGTTTTAGCAGCATGACCGTGCAAAGCTAATAAACCGACTGACTTACCAATCACAAAAGCTTCTCGATAGCTGTTGTTGACTTTTATATCCATTTCCGGATATTTAGCCCTTAACATCTCTTGAAACATAAAGCTGGTTGTTTCGTCATGATTGCCGTTGATGTTAAACATCTGCATTGAATCAGAGTATTTATACGATTCTTCAATAATCGGAAAAATAAAGCGTTCTGCATCTCTGACAGCCTGCACAAAATCAATCGGATCTAATTCGGTTCCTTTAGTTGTCTTAGAAGAATTTAAAGCATCCGAATGTAATAGATCGCCTAATTGAGTAATAACAATCTGTTTCCAACCACGATGAATTAAATCAATCAATTCAACTAAACGGTTTTCAACGTCTTTAAACTTCGTGATCCCGAAATGAAAATCAGAACAGGCAATTACTAAATTGTTCTTGCCACGTACATTAGATTTAATAACTTTGACTGGCTCAACCTTTTCATTAAACAAGCTGATTAATTCATCAATTGATAGATCATCATTTGTCTTTGGCTTAACGGAAAGTTTTACTTGATGATTCCAATACTTTTCGCCATTACCGTTCGTTACCGACCAATCGTTGTTAACCACATTTGATACTTGCCAATCTAACGGATCATAACCGGCAAACCTCAAAATATCTGCTGGCTTCTTACTAGAAGTTTGTCTGAAATCTTCAAACTTTAGATTAAAATCAATTGAACTAACATTGCCGTTATCATCAAAGTTCTGTTTACTGGAAAAGTCTTCTTTGCCCTTTTGTCTTTCATCGGTAAAATGATATTTCCCTCTTTGATAGTCAAGCAAGGCATGATTGACAGAACTAGCCGAAACTGAAATATAAAATTCTTTATTCAGTTTTTTGGCTATCTTTGGATAACTTAAGTCTTGATCTTTTAACGACTTGGCTTTCTCTAAGATTTCTTTAGTCCATTTCATTTATGTGCTGACTTTCTGTGCATTCTTCTTAATTCACTTTTATGCTGACGTTTTACAACATTCATTGCATCAATAACTTCTTGTGGAATTTGATATTCAGTATCTTTGTTTAATTCATTGACTGCAGAATTGGAAATCTTTGGTTTTCTATGTAAATTAAAAGCAATCACAAAGAATGTGATTGCCACGATAAATGCTATGAATTTCATGATTGTCTCCAAAATAAAAAGCCGGTCGTTAGACTAGCTTTTCTAATACTGCGGGTTGAAACCCTGTTAAATTGCCTTTATCAGTAACAACGAACGGCAACCTTTCAACACCAATTCTTTTTAAATGGTTAATGGCGTTTTGGTCGTTCGTTGTGTTGATTTCCTGATAATCGATATTGTGTTCGTTAAGCCAGCGCTTAGTAGCTTTGCATTGCGGACAATTGTTTTTCGTATAAATAATCGTTTGTTTCATATCTTTAATCTTTCGATACTACTAATATACAAATTATTTGTACTATGCAAGACCTACGTTTGTAGTGTGTTTGTCCGCTTTTTTATAAATGTGAAAGTCGTATTCTCCTACATAGGCATCGGCAAACCAGAGCAGAGCTTTATTCATGTGTTCGTTGGCTTCTGTTCGACTATAACCATGAGCAGTAGAAACATCAGTCCACTGCCGATCGTGATAGATGTTATCGACGTAATAGCTGATAAATAAACGACGGTATTTTAAGGGGATGTTTTTAATAGATAGAAGACAGGCTTGTAACTGGCTTTGAGCTTTCATACGGCGAAAGACTTTGTTTTCTTGGGAGTTTTCAACTGAAACGGATTTAGGCATATCCGACCAGATCGAAGACTTTAAATCATCGGTCGATGTCCCGGCTTGAGCGACTAAACGCTCGAATCTACTGGGGCGATTATGATTTGACTTGAAGAATGATCTGACATTTTCGATCGTGGCCTTTTCATCGACCTCGTCCAGCAAACTGATTTGTTCCATTGGCTCTCCTTTCTTATTAGTGACTAATTACTTAGACAATGCTTCATTAGGTATATCGATCTTACTTATTGGTTTTTCATGGCTGCCATCTGTTTTCACATTTATAAAATGACCAATCACACCATGAATATAGTTAAGCTGTGCTGTATTTAATTTAGTTAGATCGATTTTCATCAATCCACCTCTAATTCATCTTGCCTAAATTGAATATAAACAGCTGCTGTCTGATTGACACCATTAGACAAACGCTCGATTTTTGATAGATTATCTTTTAGTGGGACTTCTAAAGTTAATTTAATCGCTCCATTTTTAACTTGAATCTGGTCATAAGAACCAACTAACGATAATCCGTTAGCCTTGCTTTCTGTTTGTGGATTGCTGTCAACTGGTACTAATTCAAAATTTTCCATTATTTAATTCTCCTGATAAATATTTTTATTGCGTCATAGCCGGCATTGAAATGTTTTCTTGCCCTAGTTACTACGATCAGGTTGTCGTCTAAGATCACACCCGCTTTAACTAATTCGTCTTCTAAAGCCTTGGCCACATTATCTAGATCCGACTTTGCGTGTTTAGCACACCAGAATTCAAAGGAAAATTCGTATTCTTCTGTATTTTCCATTTCTGCTTGAATGGCCGGCCAATCGGATTTAGTGATTTCTAACCATCTTTTTCTAAATTCTGTATATCTTTTGGGATAATACGGATGCCCGTATCTAGGTATTTTAGGTCTGGATGCTGGAACGGCTTTGATTTTATATTCTTTAGCGAACATGTTTCTCTTGCCTTTCCAATAAAGCCTTTTTCTTTATTTCTAATTCGGTAATGAAGTGAACAAATTTATCCTTCTCTTCTTTTGACTTGGCAAACTGAAAATCAAACTTATATCCATTGATGCGTTGGTCTATTCTTTTAATTTGCTTACGGATAATCATGAGCTGTTAGCCTTCAATCTTTTTAAGGCTTCTAAAGCTTCGTCGTTAGAAACATGGTCACTATTGTTATCTAAATGGTCGTAATCAATCGCAATTTCTTTTTGTTTGACATCAGCCTGCTTGTATTCCCATTTGATCGTGTTATTCAGTCTTTCATCAAAGCGGCCGTTAAAGATCGTTTCCGGTCTTAAAAACTGTTCGTAGTCAGCTTTGCCTTTCCAATGTGAACAGGCTCGATCAATGACGGTCTTTAAGTCTTCAGGACTAAAGCCTTCGTTTAGCCTGGCGATGATTGGCTTGGTGTTCTTCTTTGCTAGTAGATTGAACTTTCGATTGCTTTGTTGATTGAAATAATTCAGGGCTTTTTTAGCAATTGTAATGTTTGGTGATATTGATTCGTCAGGCTTGCCTGACATAATGTTTTTATCTGTATCTGATTCTGTATCTGTATCTGTATCTGTACCGTCACGTGACGTCACGATGACGTCATGCTTTTCTTCTATAGATAATGTCTTTTTGCGTTGGCGATATTTGCGATTCCTTTGAGCGTTCAATTCTCTGACTTTTTCCATGCCATCGATATTTTGGTGTTTTTCCCAATTGGTTATGGCAATTATTCCGTCTTGACCGATATCGATCATATTGAATTTGTTTAAGGTTGTAATAGCTAAGCGGACAACGTTCAAGGGCTTATTAAACAAAGTAGCCAGCATCTCATCGGTATAAGGCATATTTCTTTGAATATAGATAAGGCCATCGTCATTGGTCTTACCGGCAAGAACTAGTAATCTAATCCAGATAATTAAAATCGAATCAGATTCAGGTACAGATTGGATAAGACGGATCTTTTCATCATCGAACATCGTGGTTTTGAGTTTTATCCAATGTATCTCTGCCATTTACAGCTCCTTAAAATGGCAAGTTGTCCATTACTGGATCACCGGTCGTCTGATTTTCTAAAGCCTGATCGACGCCTTGATTGATTGAAGCTGTATCTTCTGTATCTGCTTTGGGACGCATTTCTCCATTTGGCTGTGAAGAAGCTTGTTTAGGATTGTACTGGCTGATATTGGCAAAATACTTCCCGGCGTTCTTCCCTCTAGTAACTTGACGCCAGCCAACTTGAACATTGATCTGTTTATTAATCACTGCTTCAGCGACCGGGTTTAAGCCGTCTCCTTGAAAGCTGTAGTTATCAGACTTGCCATCAGTATCTACAGCATTTAACAAGGCATCAATTTTCCAGGCAGCTTTTTCCGTATTGTAAAAACTATCAAAAGGAATCAGTTCCCCTTCATGTTCGCCGTCTAATACCTGGTAATTAAGCGTCATCGTATCAGCGGCTCCGTTCTGGCTCTTTTGAGCTTGGTAATCTTCTAGAATGGTTACGTTGTATTTGCCGCCTTCGTTTAGATATCTGTTACCCTGTCCGTTTTCAATATGGTGTGTAAAACTCATGATGCTTTCTCCTCTGTCTTTTCTTCTTTAACTGTTTCAAATAATTCTTCTGGTAGTGTTTCTAAGCGCTTGTCCAATCGGTTTTTGGCATAGGTCTGCTGGTCGGATGCTAATTGAATCGATCGTTTGCCTTTGTTATTGGTAATTCTGCCAACAACATCGAATAAGCCAAGAAAACTGTTTCTGGCAATTTCGTTTTTAATCGATGGCATAAAGCGGGTCAGCTTGCCTCCGACTGGATCGGTTTCGTCTATTACTGATTCCCAAGCCGTGACGTAAATCGTCTTGCCGGTTTCTCTTAGTAGATTGGCCAATTCAGCAAAAAATGATTGTAGTAAGGGATAGATATCGTAATTGCTCTTACTGGACTTTGAATAGATCTCTAAGATCTCTGAATAAAGAAAACTGACGTTATCCAATATCAAGGCATCGACCTTTTCATTAAAGCCATAGCTTTTAATGAACTTAGGCAAAAATACATTTAAAGATCGTTTTTCGTCACTGTTCATTTCATAGATCTGTGTGTTATCAAAGTCTTCAATCACATGGTTTAAAGACATATCAAAGGGCAGTAAGATTTTGTTTCCAGGAATATAAGAAGCCGTTGTCGTCTTACCAGTTCCGCCTTCCCCATAGATCAAATACATATCGCCTTTGGTGGTGTAGTCTTTTGCGTTAATAAAAGCCATTGAATCCTCCTTTAGTCAAACTTGACTCGTTGCGAAATATCTGTTTTAGCGGCTTGATTAATATCCGGTTCAATCTTTTCTCCGAATTTCTTTTTAAGCTGTGCTGGTGTTCTAAACACAAATGCATCTAATCCATATTTCTTATAAAAGGTATTTCGATTTTCTTCAGTGTCTTTAATCGTGGTACGTTGATATTCCGTTAGTGAGATGTGATTAAACTGGGTACCTTTAACCAGCCTTGTTTTCAGCTCATCATCAATCTTTTTTGTTGGCGATTTGATTGATTGCACAATATAAGCAAGTTGTTCAATCTGCTCGTCTGCTAATGAAACTAAATAGGCTTTGTCATTTAACTTTGTGATAACATTATCAATACTTAAAACTTCACCATTTGTATCAACAATCTGTAATTCGTTACTCATGCTATAATTACCTCGTATTTTTGTTTATTCTTCCGATTGCACTCGGAAGTTTTTTATTTGTATGAAAGTTTGTAACCTTGAATCAATTTTCCGTTTTTCAAAGCGTAATTAATGTTTCTGTGAAATGCTTTGTTAGCTTTTGAAACCGATTCGATTTCAACCTGTTCGCCTGTTTCTAAATAAGTGGCTATGATTGGTCTTTGTTGTTTTTTAGCTTTATCTAAGGAAGCTTTGAAAAGATCAAGACCCTGTTTTAAGCCTTTGGCTTTTTGCAAAATTCTTTCTTTGCTTTCTTCTTTGGTAAAGCTGTTAAGTCTGACTGTTTCCATCAGTCACCAACCATCATCAGTCCGACAATAATTAATACTGCGATCGTTGTATAAATCATTATTCGGCTCCCTGAAAAAATTCTTTTAAAGTCATACCTGATAATTTCCATTGCACGATTGCCATGCCAATAAGTGATACACAAATTCCTGCCACCGCTCCGGCTGCTAACATCGTGAGTTCTAGATTTAATACGTTCATTTGTTTGCCTCGACTCTTTCATCCATTCTTCTAACGATTAAGTAATAAAGATCGAATGGCATTTCTTCGCTGTCTAAAACAGCCTTTACAGTGTTCCTCATGTCTTTTAGCCCTTTCAGATAACTAGGATTGTGACTCGTTGCCATCCGATCGATCTCCTTTTCATGTTTAAGAAATTTCATTGCTTATTCCTTTCCAGATATTTATCAATATCTTTTACCTGCCAACGTGGATGCCCGTTGACTAATATCGATGGAACTTTTCTAAAAAAATCGTATTGAGCATTATTGGCATGCTGCACATGAAAATAAATTTCTGATGCTTCATCGATTTTCAATAAAGATCTAGAATTTAAATTCCTAAGATCTCGCATATGGCAACTCCTTTCTATACGAACTGTTTAAATTCCTAAAACTTGTTTGATAGCTTCCAGTGTTTCTTCATAGGCTTTTCCATGAGCATGGCCACTTATAACTGATCGAATATAATTAATGGACAAGCTATTTTTGCCACGCAGTTGAGCTACCTTATCGGCTAAGTCTTGAATAGACCAGCCGCGTAAATTTCTTGCGGAAGTGACACGATTTTCGAAAGTGGCGGTTTGAAATGCCCTTTCGTAGGTTTCTGACATAAAAGCCTCCTTTCTATTTACTTGTACTTTTTTAACTAAATTAGCTTGTTAATTCCATATAAGTGGAATATGATAGTAAGCGAAAACACTTAATAAATGCCTCGTTCTCCCCAGAATGTTTAGCGATTTAAGCGGTGTTTTTATTTAATTAAATTAAGTACAGTGAATAGGTTATTCCATTTATCTGGAATTATAAAATCAATATTCCACTTTAATAGAAACTTAATATTTGCTGCCTAGAAAGATAAAAATGACCTTATTTGATAAGATCCAAAGTGAAGCGCAGAAACAAGGAATGGAAATACCAGATTTAGCAGAAAAAACTGGCGTTAGTAAAAGTACGATTTATACTTGGAAATCTAATAAAGCTAATACTGATAGCTTGCTGAAAATTGCCAATTTCTTACATTTATCTACTGACTATTTACTTGGAAATGATAAAATTGGTCAATTAACTCCGCAGCAATACACAATTGCTAACCATGCTGATCCTGATATGACCGATGAGCAGTTGGAAAAAGTAAACGAATTTATTGATTTTATACAAAATAAAAAGAAGTGATTTTTTATGTTGCCTACTGAAAAAGTAGAGAGAGATTTTCCTCAATATCGTTTTGTTTTTATATATTTACCAGATGATTATCGTGGCTTCCATGGCCAGATTAGAGGAAGAATCATTTATATTAATCGAAATGATGACATTGAAGTGCAGGTTTTTACAATGCTGCATGAGGTTATTCATGCGCAGTTTGACACTGGTCAAAATTTATTAGATAGAAAAGCAATTAAGACCGGAAGAGCGGAATATTTTGCTAATAAATGGGCTGAAAAAGATTCAAAAAAATATTTAAACCAAAGAGACAAAAATGGATACTAGATTTGAAATAGCGCCTGGAATATTTGGTACGATTTCCAGAGTTGACTCAAAGTCTGTGAAACGTACTAGAAAAAATAAAGGGAAAAGCTTAGCTGAATTTGTGCCTGACTATACACTCATCGATATAGAAACATCTGATTTTGATCCAAGATGGTCTGACATTTATGAAGTATCGGGCATTAAAGTTAGAAATAACGAAGTTACTGATAAATTTACAAGTTTGATAAAACCAGAAGGATTTTCTGGAGTTCCTAGTTTTATAACCGGATTAACGGGTATAACCACAGAGATGATATTAGACCAAGGAAGAAAAGAGTCGGAAGCATTGAGAAGCTTCTTCAATTTTATTTCGGATGACATTGTGGTTGGCCATAACGTAAATTTTGATATTAATTTTTTGTATGACAAAGGTGGGGAAAACTTTTCTAATAACTTTATTGACACTCTAAGGATAGCTCGTCATACATGGCCAGAAGAAAAACAAAATCGGTTAGAAGATTTACGGATTCGAATTGGAAAGCCAAAAAATGATACTCCTCATAGGGGGCTTTCTGATTCATTAATGACGAAATTAGTTTTTGATACAGAAAAAAATATTCTCGGAAGTAATTGGGTTTATAAAAAAGAGAATCAGACACGTACAAAAATAAAAGATATTCAACCGATTGATGTAAGTAAAATAAATATAGACTCTCCTTTATATAAGCAAAATATTGTTTTTACCGGTAAATTAAAGCTGTTTACCAGAAATCAAGCATGTCAATTAGTAGCTAATTTTGGCGGAACTCCTCAGCAAGGAATCAATAAATATACTAATTATTTAGTAGTTGGCGATACTTCGTTTTGCCCAACGATTAAAGGCGGATTAACCGGGAAACAGAAAAAAGCACAAGAAAAGCTTCAAAAAGGCCAAAATATCCGGACCATTACTGAATCTGTTTTCTTGGATATGCTAAATGAGGATAGGGACTAGATAATGGAAAACAATAATTTGAAATATGTATATTTGATTGACCAACCGACTATTATTAATCCAATTACAAAATTTTATGATCGACTGGAAAAACTTCATTATGAAAAAGTTAATTCACTAGCTGAAAAAATAGATGTAATCGTTGTAGATAACAATGTAGCTAGATCCGAAAAAGATCAAGCGAAATTAGATAAAAGAATTATCAAATTGAAGAAAAAGTTTTCTCCAAAAATTTTGTCTTTAAAGGATTTTCTAAATTTAATTGGCTATGAACCAGATCCTCAATTTGTTCTTTGGACTGACCAATATCCTAATTTTAATCCTTGGACTGGAGAACCAGTAAGAATGTGGAGAGATTAATCAAATCAATTGGAGGAATTATCATGTTTGGAAAATCTAAAGAAATTGATACAGATTTTTATAAAAATCAAGTTAAGCCATATCTACAGCCAAAGGATAATAAGATATACGTTCTAGCTTTGTCTAATATCAATGATTGGCCATCTAAAAAAGAAGCCGTTCGTAGCGACTATACAAATAAAATAAATCTTGTTTTATCAAGTCTTCAGGATGATGGCTATGAAATTATATCAATTGCTGCTATGCCAACGGTTTTAACTAATGGCTTTATAACTGACGCTTCACAAGAAAACGTTGGTACTTTAATTACTTACAAATAAATTAGGAGTTATTATGGCAGCATTCATTATCATCTCAATATTTCTAATATGGTTAGCATTCAAATGGTTTAACAAAGCTCTTCCGTTTATTCTGGTTGGATTAATTTTGTTATTTGCAATTTTGTTCTTAATCAAATTCTGGTGGCTTTTTGCAATTATTGCTTTAGGTGTTTGGTATTACTTTTACAACAAGAAAAAGAAGATGAATAAAATCAGCAAATCAGATTCAGATCGTTTAGTTGATCCAGACAATAAAATTCTGAAATAGCTATATTAGCCACTCTATCGTGGCATACATAAGGAGTTAACATGTCAGTTTATAAACGTGGACCTAACTGGTACGCAAGAGTCAGTCGCCCTAACAGCAGAGGCGGATATCAAAGAATAAATAAAGGTGGATTTTCAACCAAAAGAGAGGCTCAAACTTGGGAAGCCGAAGTTTTGACTGGAAAAGAAACAAAAAAAGATAGTGATCTCCTTCTTGCTGATTATTTCAAACAATGGTATGAGACTTACAAATTAAATCTAGAAAACCAAACACTCTCTGCTTATAAATCGACTTATCTGCTGTTAAAGAAATATGAGCCAGATACTTTATTGACAGATTTTAATCGTGGAAAATTCCAACAGTTGATTAATAGCTACGGTAAAAATCACGCTATGAATACTGTTAAAAAAAGAAAGGTTCTTATAGCAGCTTCGCTCAAAGATGCCTATGCGGATAAATTAATCAATGATCCGGTAGACTTAAGGATTAATCTTGTCTACAGCAATAAAGGAAAGTCAGCAGATTTAAAGTTTTTAGAAAAAGAAGAAGCTCAAAAATTAATTGATTATTGTATTGAAAATCATTCTCTAAGCAACTTTCTACTGTTAACCTGTATTCTATCAGGTGCCAGGTTTGGAGAGATCAGCGCCCTTGTAATGTCGGACATTGATCAAAATGCAAGAACTATTTCAATTACCAAATCAAAAGAACAAAAAACAGACAAAATCAAATCAACGAAAAATGAAACATCGAATCGAGTTATTTCAATGCCAATCGTTTGGTTTCAACAATTAAAAAAATATTCATTTGATAGTGATAAAGAATTATTTCCCTATACTGACCAATCTATGAACCGTCATCTTAAAGTTCTATGTAATAAATTGGATACAAAATCAGCGACTATTCACGGTTTAAGGCATACTCATGCGAGTCTGCTTTTAGCAAATGGAGTTTCAATGCAATACATAAGTAAGAGATTAGGACATGCAAATTTAATGATTACAGAAAAAGTTTATTCGCATCTTTTGGAATCAAAAAGAAAAGAAGATGATACCAAAGCTATGAGCATATTTAAGTGTGGCAAATTTGTGGCAAATGTGGCAAAAAATA